TAGGACGTCAGAGATAATATTATTTGAAGCTAGCTGGATTAAACTATCTCTTATAGATAAAGTGGCTACATTGATTGTTGTTAATGTGCCTGTTACTGATAAGTCTCCGCCAACGTTTAAATTGTGATATATCGTCGCAGTATTAGCAGTAATACTAGTATTGACCGTCAATCCACCCTGAAGCGTAATCGTAGAATCGCTTGCACTCAGATGTACATTTCCTACTGATACATCTCTTGCGTATACTGTATCCCAGGAAAGTGCTGCTGTACCCAGATCTCTTGAGTTATTGGTGCTTGGGACAAGAGCAGATACAAAACGGCCGCCTACTGTTAGTTCATCAGTGGACGCATCACCCAATACTGTATTGCCGTTAAGTGTCGTAACACCGCTGACAGTGACAGTTTGAAGATGTGTGAGTGAACTGTTGACATGAACACCAGTATTATTTGATACTATGCCTGTTCCTGCTTGTACAGCAATCGTAGGAGTCGCACCTTCTGAGGAAGCAGATCCTGTGATACCATCGCCTGCAGTGATCTCAGCAACATAATTACCTGTTGTCTTAGTACCAAGAGCAATGCCATTGTCTTTAACTTGTAGAGCGCCGCCTGATACTTCAATCGTGCTATTATCGACATTAGCGGAGAACGTAGGTGTCGATGTTTCACCTGTGCCGCCTGTGATCGTGATACCACCACCAGCTGTAACAGTGGATACATAATCGCCAGTCGTATCAGTTCCGAGCGTAATAGAATTATTCTCGATAGTGACATTAAGAGTTGCATCACCCAAGTTATTGAATGTCACGTTACCAGAAGCATCACCAGAAAGAGTCAGTTTTGGTGAACGGTTGATCGTTGTTACGACTAGATTGGATACAGTCGTCGTCTCACCAGTAAATACTAAGTTACCAGAAAGCGTTCTAGAATCTGTGTTCTGAACGAAGGAAGGTCCTGCAGCTGCTGTGCTGTTCCAATAAAGCTCACCCGAAGCATTGACCGAAAGCACTGATCCGTCAGCTCCAACCGAATTATTTGCAGTTATGCTAAAGATAGTCGCATTAGCAACTTTGATCTTATCGATAAAGCTCGTGCTATTAGCAACAAGAGCTTGATTGGCAGTAAGCACACCAGGGCTTCTACCACCAGCAATAGGTGTTACTAGCCCAAAGTTACCGATGAATAAGGTATTACTGGTAGCTGACCAACCCAATTCACCATTCGCTAGTGAAGCAGGTGTTGATGCGCTAGCAGAACGTTTAATTTGAATTAGATTCGGCGATTGAGCCATTTTTACTCTCCTTTAAATGATCTATCTGTTATTGTTTGTATTTATAAGAATTAAAATGTTCCTCCATCCATGGACGTATTAGACAATGCTGTATCTGATACGCTCAATGGAAGAACTTGATATTTGTCTAAGCTAGAAATATATGTTACGATGTGGCCGTTTGAGGGCGTACCTTCCATGACATCTTCCAATGTATCGAATCTAGTATTCCCCCAATATATACCAGTTCCGTTGGACAATAAAACCTGACCTGCGACACCGTTAGAAGTATTTGCAGTGAACGGGCCTGTGACGATCAGATTGTTAGCAGTCAGAGATTGGCGATTCCAGCGTGAACCATCCCACATCCAGGTCTTACCCCCAGTGAATACTGTATTGCCGACCTGCGGGTTGGGAGGAAAGTTTAATGCCATCTATTAAAACACACCATTTTTTTAATATTTATATGTTTGGTTTTCATTAATATGACACCGATATCCATACAGTATTGCCATAATCACCCACATTAAGGCTCAATATTCCTGTATCTGTATCTAACCAAAATGATCCGGGGTCAGAATTGGTCGGCACAACATTTCCGACATTGGCTTGTCCGGTGTCACCTTTCGATCCTGTGTATCCTATCGAACCCACATATCCGAGATCACCTTTTGATCCTGTGTAACCTATATCGCCGATATCACCCGTCCTCGCAAATGTCACGACAACATTAATGTTATTTGCAAATGCTGACGCTGATCCGCTGAGATAAGATATCGGAACATTGAAATATTGGGAATCTTGAACATGATTGCCGATGATAGCATACATCACATAGTTGTCATTATTTGCTATCTCAGTGATAGTAAAGTGACCTTTGATAGCAGATGTCGAGTCGTCGATGGTCTGCAAGAAAGGTTGTACATTGGCAGTCGCCTGATCGACATAGCTGATATACAATGTATTAGCATCGCTAAATGTAGTATTGCTTAATCTTATCTCGCCATTAGCAGCTACTGTAGGATCTGCTGTATTGCCATTGAAATAATATTCAAATGCAGCGCCGCCAAATGTTCCTGCAGGTCCTTGTGATCCTGTATATCCTATAGATCCTGTATATCCTAAAGAACCTGTATAACCAACATCACCTCTAGACCCTACAAATCCAACAGAACCGTCATATCCCGTTCCTGTTTCGCCGATATCACCCTTGGATCCTGTATATCCGACAGTTCCGATTCCGCCAGCAGATCCTGTGAATCCTACGCCCCGAGATCCCGTGTATCCTAGATCGCCCCTTGAACCGTCAAATCCTTGAGATCCGACATATCCTGCGCCGGTAGATCCTGTATAGCCAAGATCACCATAAGAACCTGTGAAACCCGTAGCACCTCTAGAGCCATCATAACCTGCGCCAGTAGATCCCGTATAACCTAGATCACCCTGTGATCCTACATAGCCAGCACCCGTAGATCCCGTATAACCGATATCGCCAAAGGATCCTGTATATCCTGAAGATCCTGTATATCCTTCAGATCCTGTATAGCCTATGCTACCTGTATAGCCTAAAGAGCCTGTATAACCTAGATCTCCTTGAGAACCCGTAAATCCGATGTCACCTTTAGATCCTGTAAATCCTATAGATCCATCATATCCGCTACCAGTTGGACCCTGAGCACCGATAGAACCTGCATATCCCGTATCTCCTTGATCACCGGCTCTTGCAAGAGTTAAAGCAGTAAGAGTACTATCACCGAGAACTGTGTTAGCTCCAGCATCACCCGAAAGGAATGATATAGGAACAGTAGCATAAGATCCATTATCAGTTAACGAATCAATTATCATGAATGTGGCATAATTTGAATTATTGCCAGAAGTTGATATCTTAAAATGCCCTTTGATACCCGATGTGGAACTATCGATAATCAATAAAGAATTAAATGCGAATTGAAAATCTATAGCGCTTTTGTTGATATACAAAAACGTAGAATTAGCAAGAGAAGTATTGCTAAATCTTAAAGAACCTGCACCTGGATCTGAATTCTGCGTGTTAGCAAAATAAAAATATAGGAAAGTCGTGCCCCCAAAAGCTCCTGGTATACCCTCAAGGCCTTGAGATCCTGTGAATCCTACACCCTGAGATCCTGTATAACCGATAGAACCCGTATATCCTAGGTCACCATAAGATCCAGTATATCCTGTAATTCCTTGAGAACCCGTATAACCGATAAGTCCTTCAGATCCTGTATAACCCAGATCGCCGTAGGATCCAGTATATCCTGTAATTCCTTGAGAACCTGTATAACCGATAAGTCCTTCAGATCCCGTATATCCGAGATCACCTCGAGATCCTGCATATCCAATCGGACCTTCAGATCCTGTAAATCCTAATGAACCGATAGAACCCGTGTATCCTGCGCCAGCAGATCCTGAAAATCCTACACCTTGAGATCCTACATAACCCGTTGAACCAAACGATCCTGTATAACCAAGATCTCCTCGAGATCCTGCATATCCTAAAGGTCCGATATTTCCTTGGATTCCTTGATCACCTCTAGATCCTGCATAACCGATATCGCCGAGCGAACCTGTATATCCTAAGGATCCTGTATAACCAAAGGAACCAAAAAATCCTGTATCACCTTTAGAACCTGTAAATCCTATGGATCCTGCATAACCGATATCGCCGAGCGAACCTGTATCACCTTTAGATCCTGTATATCCGACAGAACCTGTGAATCCTATGGATCCTGTGAAACCCGTATCACCTTTAGATCCTGCAAACCCTACAGACCCAACAAATCCCACAGAACCTGTGAATCCAATATCACCCTTAGAACCAGTATATCCAAGATCACCTAGAGATCCTACAAACCCAACAGAACCCGTGAATCCTATGCTTCCTGTAAATCCTACGTCACCTTTTGATCCTACGAATCCGGTGTCACCTTTAGAACCCGTAAATCCGATATCACCCTTTGATCCCGTAAATCCTAGAGATCCTGTGTATCCCGTATCGCCGATATCACCTGTTCTAGCAAATGTCAATATCACATTTGCATTATCGACAAAAGTCGTAGCTCCAGAAATATATGCTATAGGAACATCAAAAAAGTTTGATGTATAGGTATGAGATCCTATGATGCTAAATAATGTGAAACTGTCCGTATTGGCAGCGCTCGTGATAGTGAACTGACCTTTGATTGCTGAAGTAGAATCATCAATCGTCTCTAAGAACGTATACGTAGAAGTAAAGAATTTATCATTTTCACTGATGTATAGGTGTGTAGCATCTGCTAACGATGTATTGCTGAACCTTACAAATCCGTCACCAGGATCTGTATTTGCGGTAGAATCATCAAATGTATAGTCAAAAGCTGCACCACCAAATGCACCGGTCGGACCGATAGATCCTACAAATCCAGTATCACCTTTGGATCCTACGAATCCTGTATCACCTTTAGATCCTGTATAACCCTGTGAACCTTCATATCCAGTAGCTCCTCTGGATCCTTGATATCCTTCAGAACCCCTATAACCTTCTGATCCTTTGTATCCTGTCTCACCCTGAGTCGTGCCGAAGTATCTTACTTCGATCTCGGAATTCAATTGTGGGACATAATTGATAGTAAGAGTCGTCCCAGAAACTGTATAATCTACATCGGGTGTCTCGATCAGACCATTGACGAATACTAGAATATGTGCTGAGTTAGAAGTCGAATCTGACAGCGTAAATTGAGTATTGCTACCATTTGCAGTATACCTAGAAAATTTATACGGACGGCCGGCTTCACCCATCGATCCAGCAAAACCAGCACCCTGTGAACCCGTATAACCCAATGAACCTGAATAACCTGTAGCTCCGCCAGGATCACCTTTAGAACCTTGATATCCGACAGATCCTTGATATCCGACAGATCCTAAATATCCTGTAGAACCAAAATATCCGACAGATCCTAAATATCCTGTAGAACCAAAATATCCAACAGATCCAGGGGATCCTTGAATCGCATCAAAATATCGAACTTCTATGATTGAGGTGTTGACAGGTGCGGTAGAGAATGTTATAATAGTATCAGTTACTGTATAATCAGAATCAGGTGTTTCGACTAACCCATTGACAAACACAAGGATGTGGTTTGTGTTTGCTACTGATTCTGCTAATGTAAATTGAGTATTGCTACCATTGGCAGTATATACAGATATCCTTGAAGGTTTACCTACGCCGCCAGATGTTCCTGTAGGTCCTATAGAACCTGTATAGCCTAATGAACCGGCAGAACCCGTATATCCTGTATCGCCGCCTGGCGTTCCAGCAGCACCTTGAGAACCTTGATATCCCGACGAACCAAAGAATCCGACTGAACCTAAGAAACCTGCAGAACCTTGAAATCCCACAGATCCGATAAACCCAACAGAACCTGTAAAACCTACAGAACCATCGTATCCATCTGAGACGATATAGCGAATTTCTATGTCGAAATTATTTAATGGAGCAGATGCAAAGATAATCTCAGATCCACTAATCGTATAATCAACACTAGGAACTTGCAGAAGCCCGTTAACAGAAACTAATATATTATTAGCTTGTGTTACTGTCTGTGTTAATGTATAATTAGTATTAGAACCATTTCCAGTGTTCTTTTGACTATAGAATATCAGAGCCATTTAATGCCTATATAAATAATATTAATTCCTACATATTTATGTTTTACGTGAGGTTGTTATGAAATACCCATCTATTGCTATTTTAGATCTGATTGGGCTTGTATATGATGGCGATACGCTATCAAAGCGAGGTTTAGGTGGATCCGAATCTGCTGTCATTCTCATCTCTAAAGAACTGGCCAAATTAGGATTTCCTGTAACTGTCTTTAATGCTTGTCAAGACGACGATAGTAGTCCAGGTATTTATGATGACGTAACTTACAGACCAGTCGGTAGCATTACTAATAATGATGTATTTGACATTGTTATTTCATCGAGAACCGTGGTTCCTTTCGTTCCAAATCATTATTATGAGGCATTCAATAGAGCGACTGCATATCCTTGTGCTATATTTCAAAACATGCGTAACAAGGCAAAGCACAAAATTCTCTGGATGCACGATACTTTCTGTAATGGAGATATCAATCTAGAAGATCTCGCTGTCAACGGACATATCGATAAGATATTTACCTTATCTGATTTTCATACATCATATGTCTCGACATGTGATCACGGCAAGAGGCGTAACTTCGAAGTATTAAAGAACAAGATATTTCAGACAAGAAATGGGATCGTCAATTATTTTGATGAAGTAGATATATCGAAGAAAGATCGCAACTTATTCGTATATAATGCTTCTGTGACAAAAGGTATGCTACCTCTCATCGACAGGATCTGGCCAGGAATTAAAAGGCATATACCAGAAGCAAGATTGAAAGTGATCGGCGGGTATTATAGGTTTCGTTCTGACGGGCCCCTAGATGCTCAAGGTGAGACACATCAGAAACTAATCCAGGATCAGAAATATAAAACTCTTGGAATTGAGTTCACGGGCATCATATCTCAGAGAGAAATTG